ACACAAATCAAACGTTGAACAAGTGATTGTTTCACGTGGAACATTCAATGGGGCTTTCATGGGGCATGAATGAAGCGTGTAAAAATTATTTTCATTTTTCTATTGACATTAGACGTGGAATGTGGTAATATAATGACGTGGACAGGAAACACCACAAATCAATTACAGGAGGTAACACAAATGAAAGTCAAGTTTCCGCAGTACAAAGTAACCCTTGCTGTATCTTCTCACGGTGCTATGCACATTGAGGAGTACCGCACTACCGCAGTTCGTTCCATTGCGAACGCAAAGCACCTGTTCAATGAAAACCGGCGTCTCTGGAAAGAGGACTGGGAAGCGGTCAAGGTCATTTCGGTTGACCGTGACGGCGAACAGGTCTTTGACGTTCCTCTGTCTGACCTGTACGACATGGTTTACAACTACAACCAGAACAAGGAGGGTAACAACAATGAGCATTGCGAGTAAGTACAACCACGTCACCCGGTTCACCTATATCATGCCTGAGAATTGCGGGTTCCGTTCCCTTGGTTCTCTGATTGAGGACAACGGCCCCGGTTACGTGTACACCGTTCGCGGTATGTACGTGAACCATAAAAGCAAGTACGGGGATGCCCCTGTCGTGCTGATTGATGATGCGTTCATCAACCTGCCGAAGCACCTTCTGGACACCTGCAAGCAGATGTTGCTTGACGATGAGTTCATCGAAGCGGTGAACAATGAAAAGGTTGGTTTCCAGATTTACACTTACACCAACAAGAACAGCAACGCGCTGTTGTACAGCGTCCAGTGGATTGACCTGTAATTGTTTCACGTGAAACACGGGGGACGGGATTAAAAACCCCGTTCCCCATTTTATTTTAAGGTGGTGAAGAAATGAAAGATACGCACGTTGGGGAACGATGCGCCTTGTTTCGCAAGGAAGTTCTGAACATTTCGTTGTCTGGCCTGTGCAGGGCAACCGGGCAGAACGTGAAGAACATTTCCGCGTTTGAACATGGGCGGTCAAGCAACCTGAAATATCTCTTTGACTATTTGCAGGTGTGCAACGAAGAACAGCAAAAGTTATTTGCGCATTACGTTTTGGAGGTGTAGACAATGGCTGTTGAAATTCGACATTTTAAGCAGGATTATCAGGCGTTGAAACGGGAGGTTTCAAGGCTGGCAAGCATGGCAAACAAGCGTCTTGTGCGTCTGGAAAACAACGGGTTCGAGGACAGCCCCGCTTATAAACAGTGGATTGAAAGCGGCGGCGAAAAATTCAGCGTTCGCGGGAAGGATTACAACGCATTGCAGAAAGAGCTTGCACGGGTTCGGCAGTTCGTGAACGCGAAAACGTCAACAATTCGCGGGGCGCAAAGCGTGCTTAAAGCGATTGCGGCGAACACGGGCGCAAACTTCAAGGGCAAGGAATTGTGGGCGCAAGCGTCTAACTTTTTCCGCGTTGCAAGCATGATTGAGCAGTATATCCGCAACACAGAGGACGTTGCAAGCGCAATCGGGTATCAAAAAATCTGGACTGCTATAAACCAGTACACAAAGGCGAACGACATTGACCTTGCGGCGATGCAGGTTGACATGGAACAAATGGTGGGCAACATTGCACAAATGATAGGGATTGAAGCAACAAACACGGTTGTTGACCCGTTGGCTGATATGTTGGGCGGTAACTACGTTGTCATAAAGTAAGGGGTACACGATGCAAGAATACAGCGCATTTGACTTGACAGGGGTTGACCCGAAAATCATACAAACGAATAAGCGGGTTTCCTATGTCAATGTTGAATGTGCATTTGACATTGAAACCACAAACGCAACGTATAACGGTGAAAAGCTGGCGTTCATGTACTGCTGGCAATGGGGTATTCAGGACAAGGAACACATTTATTTAGGCAGGACGTGGGAACAGTTCATTGACCTGTGCAAGCAGTTGCAACAGCGTTTCGACCTGTCCGAAAACAAGCGCATTATCTGTTATGTTCACAATTTAGGGTTTGAATTTCAGTTCATGCGCAAGTATTTTGAATGGGTGAACGTTTTTGCAGTTGATGAACGCAAGCCCATTAAAGCGTTGTGTTCCTACGGTATCGAGTTCAGGGACAGTTATATTCTGTCGGGATATTCCCTTGCAAAGACCGCCGAAAACCTGACTGCACACAAGATTGAAAAACTTGTGGGCGACTTGGATTACACGTTGATTAGAAACAGCAAAACAGAGTTGACAGAGGAAGAAAAAGCCTATTGCAACAACGATATTGAAATTCTGCTGTACTATATCAACGAACAAATCGCAATGTACGGGGACATTAGCAAAATACCGTTGACCAACACGGGGCGCGTTCGGCAGTTCGTGCGCAACAGGTGTTACCACACAAGCACAAACCACAAGAAGGACAACAGAGGGTATTATATGCGGTATCGGCGCATTATGAACGATTTGCAGTTGTCCGCGAACGAATACACGATGTTGAAACGGGCGTTTGCAGGTGGGTTTACGCACGCCAACGCGAATTACAGCGGGAAGGTACTGGAAAACGTTGCAAGCATTGACTTTACCAGTAGTTACCCGGCGGTTATGTTGTCCGAAAAGTTCCCTATGTCAAGGGGGTTTGTCACAGAGTTGACCCCCGAAAAGGACTTTGAATACTACTTGCAGAACTATTGCTTAGTGTTCGATGTGATTTTTGAAGGGTTGGAAAGTATCACGTTTTTCGACCATTATATTAGTGAAAGTAAGTGTATTCGCATAAGCAACCCCATTGTGGACAACGGGCGAGTGTATAGCGCAGATATGGTTGCAATGACAATCACAGACGTTGACTATAAAATCATTCGCAAGTGCTACAAGTGGAAAACCTGCAAAGTTGCACACATTATCAGGTACGCGAAAGGGTACTTGCCGAAACCCATTATACAGAGTATAATTGAACTGTACGGGAAGAAAACCACTTTGAAGGGGGTTGAAGGTAAAGAAACTGAATACTTGCTTTCAAAGGGTATGTTAAATTCCGTGTACGGGATGTGTGTTACTGACATTGTGCGTGATAATTCCGTGTATGAAAATGGGGAATGGGGCAAGGAAAAGGCCGACCCCGTGGAGGACATTAGAAAGTACAATGAAAGTAAATCGCGGTTTCTGTATTATCCTTGGGGCGTTTGGGTGACAGCATACGCACGTGCAAACTTGTGGATGGGAATACTAAACATTGGTGAAGATTACGTTTACAGTGACACCGACAGTGTTAAATTCCTTAACTACGATGCGCACACGGGGTTCATAGAGTGGTACAACACACTGATAACGCGCAAGCTACAACTGATGTGTGATGAACTGAAAATCGACTTTGAAGCCCTGCAACCCAAAACAAAGAAGGGCGTTAAAAAGCCTATGGGCGTATGGGATTTTGAAGGGATTTACACACGGTTCAAGACGTTAGGCGCAAAACGCTATCTTGTGGAGCATGACGGCAAATTGCAATTAACCGTTGCAGGTTTAAGCAAACAGAACGGCATTGCCTACATGATAGAACAGCAGAACGGGGATTTTGCAAAGGTGTTTGAAATGTTCAATGATGAACTGTATATTGACGGTTCGCACACTGGCAAAATGACCCACACGTATATTGACGATGAACAGGAAGGGTTGATTACAGACTATCAGGGGAATACAGAACACGTTATCAGCAAAAGTTGTGTATTCCTTGAAGATTGCGAATTTACACTTTCACTGTCCGAACAATACGCAAAGTTTTTAGGAATGTTGCAAAAAGGATTTATTTTCAGGGGTGTTAAATATGAGTAAACGAAAGCAACCACAACAGCAGTATTACAATATTCGTTCTCTGCTGTCCAAAAACGCCATTTATAATATCATAATTGGCGAACGTTCAAACGGCAAAACGTATGCGGTTCTGAAATACGCGGTTGAACAGTATTTCAAGGATAAATCGCAGTTTGCCATTCTACGCCGCTGGCAGGAAGATATAACCGGACACCGGGCAGGACGGATGTTTACCAACCTTATTGCGAACGGTGAAATAGAGCGCATTTCGCATGGTATGTACACGGGCATAACGTACTATGTGAGAAAGTTCTATTTCTGCAATTATGACGAAAAGGGTAAACCCGTGTATGATGCCGAACACGACATTTTCGCGTACTGTTTCGCGCTGTCTGAAATGGAGCACGACAAAAGTATTTCGTTCCCGTATGTGAACACGATTTTGTTTGACGAGTTCATAACCAACAAGCTGTATCTGCAAGATGAATTTGTGTTGTTTATGAACACGATTTCAACAATCATCCGACAGCGGGAAAACGTCAAAATCTTCATGTGCGGTAACACCGTAAACAAGTTCTGCCCCTATTTTCAGGAAATGGGCTTGAAGCACGTGGACAAGATGCAACAGGGAACAATAGACGTTTACACCTACGGCGACAGTAGACTTTCCGTTGCGTTCGAGTATTGCGCACAAACCGGGCAGACGAAAGCGAACAACTACTATTTCGCGTTCGATAACCCCAAATTGCACATGATTACAAGCGGTGCTTGGGAGTTGGATATATACCCGCATTGTCCGGTACGTTACCGCCCCAAAGATGTAAAGTTCATCTATTTTATCCTGTTCAATGGGTATGTGTATCAGTGTGAAGTTGTGAGCGTTGACAAGTCAATGTTCACGTTCATTCACCTGAAAACCACCGACTTGCAAAAGCCCGATAAAGATTTGATTTTTTCCCTTGATTACGTCCCGAAAATCAACTATAATAGAAATGTACTAAAGCCCGGTATCAAGAGGTTAGAAAAGCTGTCGTGGTTCTTCCAAACCGGGCGGGTGTACTACCAAAACAATGAAGTGGGCGACAGCATTTCAAACTATTTGAAGATTTGCAGGGGAGGTAACTAAAATGGATTTTTCCGCAGTTTCGCAGTTGATTTCCAGTGTCGGTTTCCCTATTGCCGCGTGTGTCGCGCTGTTCTGGCAGATGAACAAGGAGAGCACACAGCACAAGGAGGAAATGGACGCGCTGAAAGAAAGCCTGAACCAGAACACGCTTGCAATCACTAAACTTGTTCTGTTCATGCAGGAAAAGGAGAGAATGAAACCCGATGAAGAAGCCTAAAATCTATTGTGACAGTATCACGCCAAAGTACAACTATCTGGACAAGGAAACCAACATTCGGGATTATGTGAACTACTGCATTAACCGGGCGTTGGCTATGTTCAAGTATACCGGACTGCCTGACACCATCCCGCAGACCGCGCTTGAAAAGTTCAATATCATGCGAGGGTTCACCATATGGGCAAAGGTGAACGGGGAGTTGTACGTCTTTGAAGGGGGTTTGGGTGGTGAACCTGATGTATACGGTTTTCCGACTATTGCAACCGTTGCAAATCCCGCCTTGAAGTTCAGCGGCAATTTCACCATTGGTGAAGATTGCGTTATCATGCCCAACGATGCAATGTATATGGGGCTGTTACCGCTATTCAACCGGTACTGTTCCCTTATCAATGAAAACGACATTACAATGTTGCTGGCAGACGTGAACAAGCGGGCGCAGTTCATCATTTCCGCAACCGATGACAACACGGCAGACAGCGCAAACCAGTTTTTGAAGAAGCTGTTTAACGGTGAACAGGCAACTATCACCGACAACGCCATTATGAGCGGTTTACAGGTCAACCCCGCAACAACTGCAAATATCGCCATCATGGACTTGGTGGAGTATCAGCAGTATTTGCGCGCTGGCCTGTACAATGAAATTGGCCTTAACAGCAACTTCAACATGAAGCGCGAGAAGCTGACCGCAACAGAGGTTGAAATGAATAGCGGCAACCTTTACCCGCTTGTGGACGATATGTTGAACCAGCGGCGCATTGCCCTTGAAAAAATCAACGCTATGTTCGGGACTGAAATTACCGTTGAATTTGCGAGTGCTTGGACGATGCACGCCACCGAAACGGGGGATGTTGAAAACCCTGACACGCCGCAGGAGGCCGCAGGGGAGCCGCAGGACACGCCGCAGGATGATACCACCCCTGACCCTG